CATAACCTTGCCATGGTTAGGGTCGCGAGTTCGAACCTCGTTTCCCGCTCCAAATGAAGGAAAGAATATCTTGAGGCTGTTCTTTTTTCTTTTTGCCCCCCTAAGATCTCGTTTTTGTTCCCAAGTTGTTCACGTATTGTCTACTAGTTCAGATCTTTAAGTTTCATTTTGTATAATCTCAATTCACAGCTTTGTCGCCGTGATTTAATAATATAAACAAAGTATAAAGTGATATTTTTTACAAACAATGTAAATAATTGCATGAAAAACAAAGGAATAATGTATAGATAAGACGCTGATTTTAGATATGAAAAAAGCACCTAAAAGGTGCTGTGGCGGTGAGAACGGGATTAAAATAAAACTCACTAACCACTTGTTTTATAGCAATTTGTTGTGGTTAGTGGGTGTAGTTTTTGGGTGTTTAACTTTTCTCGCCGTAGTGCTTGTCAATCCACGCTTTCAAATCCTCAAGTCTCCATAAAGGTGTAGCTTGGAAGCTGTTGCCAAGCTTGAATGGCTGTGGAAAATCACTTGTACGAAGGAGTAAGTTAATCTTCTGCTCACTGACTTTGAACATCTGAGCTACGTCATGCTTATCTAATAGTAAGTCTTTGCTTGTCACTTGTAAAGTTACCATTCTGTTCTCCTGCCATAATGCTTACCTTCTTAAATCTTTCATCTCTTCTTTCATTGCTTCTAAACTCCATTACTGACAAAACCCTTTTGCTTAGCAATAGCTTTGTCAAAGTCATTCTTTGCTTTAACTAAGTTTTGAAAGCCCTGCGTAAGCGTTGTAAGGTCTCCATCCTCTTCGTAACGTATATGAGTAATACAGTTAGCAAGCACAGTTGATATAATGCGTATCGTCTCTTCTGACAGTTCAATCTTCATCTTTTACCCCTTAATCTGTTTCTCTTTCTGAAGTGCTGTCTTCTTTGCTTGTTCTACAGCAGCATCAAACTTCTCAGCTACCTCGCCACAGTAGGAGGCATACGCCACGTCATACGCTACTGATTCCTGGTATTCATGCAGAAGCCCTGATACTGTCTCTGCAAGATCTGCGCTTAACTCAACCTTCATTCTGTCATCTCCAATGCTTTGGGGTTAGGAACTAAACAAGCAATCGAGTTCATGCTGTTCAGTATTCTCTGTAGTCTCAATTTATTTAATTTAGACAAATTCTTAATCTTCATAATTTCTTCTAATGATTCTTGACAATAAAAAAGTGATTCAAACAAGTCGTGCCTCTTTTTGAATGGCAAGATAAGATCAGTCATTTGAGTTCTCGCTACAAAATATAGAGAAACTATCTCGCCATTTTTTAAATCAATAAAACCAAAGTCTTGTTCTAGCTCCAATACTATCTGTTTAGGAGTTGTGGCTAAATCTTCTAAAAACCTTGAACACATTCTTTGAAGCAACTTAATTTTTGAATCATATTCAGGATCCTCATTATTGGGAAACTGTAAAAATCCTTCTGTAAATATGACACAATGTCTATATTCATCCGGTATGTCATAACCGGTTATCTCTCTCCAAGAAGCCTTGGTAAAACTAACATTTTGTTGAGCTTTGCTTGAAATAAATACTTGAGTTAAAGAGCTATCTAACTTTAGGCTACCTGGTAAACTAAAGTACTTTCGATAGATTTCTCTTTGACAACAAATGAGTCCGTTTAAAAATGCAGCATCTTTTAGAGCAAAACATATCACGTTGTATAGTTTGACAAAGTTAATTACAGTTGCCATTTTCTAAGCTCCAGTACTGCCAAATCTACCATCACCACGATGGGTATCAACTCCAATAACCTTACCTTCAACCATCTTTATTTGTGGTAAAGGCAAAATCACCAACTGAGCAATGCGATTACCCTTAAATATCTTTGTTACGTTAAAAGGCTCTAACACAACTCTGATTGAACCTGTGTAACCAGCATCAACAACGCCAATAGGTGTACCAATGCCTTTAACGTTGAATGATGAACGAGGGCATAAAAGACCTACAAATCCCTCTGGTATTAACACATGCACTCCTGTATCAATGGTGTTAGCTACATTAGGCTCTAAAACCTGATCTTCTTTACAGGCAAGATCAAAGCCTGCATCGCTGTCATGTGCTCGCATTGGAGCGTAAGCACATTCATCTAATTCATATTTAATTTGCATATTGTAATTTCTCTCTTCTATTTCTAGTCCATTGATTGATACGTTCTCTATTCTTTTCTCTGTACGCTCTCTGTTTATCAAGAAATTCCTGATGTCTTACTGGATCAGACATGATTGCTGCCATTCTCTGTTTTGCATATGCAGCTCTTTTGGCTTTAACTTCAGGATCATTCTTTCTTTTTTCGTAATTAATTTTGTATCTCATTCTTGCAGCTTCTTTTTGACCGATTAGTTTTGAACGTGCGCAAATCACCCTGGCCCTTAAAAGATATATTTCTCTTTCTTCTCTTGTGGCATTTGTAGTACAACCTAATTCAGCCATTACAGATAATTCTCCGCGCTCAACACATTCAAGATTTGTAGGATCAAAATTTCTGGTGTTACCATCCATAAAAATAACAGTCTTGCCTTCGGCGCTCTGTCCAGGATGATTTTGTTCCCAAACATAACGCTGATACTGCATCCATTTGTTAGGTTCTGCTACCTTGATCCTTACGTAATCTTTCTTAATCTGGAATGATCCAACCGGTCTATGCCTCCAGTGTTTTTCTCCATGTGGCACATCTGAATTGCTATAACACAAACCTAGCTGAATGCCGTTTTCATAGCAGTGATTGCACAGAGCTACAATAGAAAACTCTCTACCAAATCTTCTATTGATTTCTTCAGTAAGCTCTCGTCTTGAATTAAATCCGTGTTCACGTAAAGGACAGACAGACTTTACAAACTCCATAATTTCATCTGTCCACTTTTTGTCTTTACGCGACCATTTTTTACCTGCGCTGGTCAATTTCAACTCCTAACAGATTGCTCTTTAATTTAACGCTGTACCCGTTATCAATTGCTGTTTTTACTGCATCAAGTTGCAGCCTTTTACTCTGAAGTTCAACCTGATGAATCGCTGTTACATTGGCTGCAATGTTATTGACAGCCTCCACTCTCTTGAACAGCATTTTTGCTTTTTCTTCATCGATACCACCGTCTTCAGTTACATAATTTTGAGCGTTACGTATATTGTCTAGCTCACTTAATAGAGCGCTTTTCAACTCAGTAAGATCATTCTTCTCAGGTGCAGCTGTTTCAATTTCAATTCTTGGTGATTCCATTCTTTTTACTTCCCTTTTGTGTTTAATGTTTGAATCAAGTTCTTTGTATGGTGTGCATATAATTCTGCCGGCCAGGTAAAATGGAACTGTTATTCCAAATTCGTCTCTGTAATTAGCGTAAATCTCCGCTTGAGCCGGAACTTTTGCCATAAATATTCCATCATTTTTAAATCCTTCCATGTTTCTGACATGATCAGCTCTTGTAAACATCGGAAACGCACACCTTAACAGCTCTGTAATGTCTGCTTTTTCACACCATTTACTGCCATACAGTCCCAGTGCCTTACGCAGTGAAACAGATGACTCAAACGGAACTCCGAATACTTTGATCATGTTAAATTCTCTGTGCCTGTAGTTGTTTTGTTCTTAACCAGTTAAGAATATCTTCTTTAAACCACAGAATCGGGGCGTTTGGAGCAAGAGTCAAACTTGCACCAACAGGAAAAGTAGGATCTTTCTGCTTAATTCTGCTGAGTGTCTTTGTTGAAGTATGCAGAAGTGCTGCAACCTCATCTTTAGTCAGTATTTCATTCATAGTTAATCCTCCAAAAAGGGTGAGGCTGTGAACCTCACCAATACGCAACACTAGGAGTTAGAACGGTAAACCATCATCCTGTAGTTGTGGCTGAGCCTGTTGCTGTGCTACCTGTCCCTGTACAGCACTTAGCTTGCTTATCTGAGCTTCTGCATTAGGCGCCCATGTTCCCTGTTGTGGATATACAGGCTGTTGTGGCTGTGTTGCCTGCTGATAAACTTGCTGAGCCTGAGCCTGTTGCTGTGCAGGGGGTATCCAACCAGGATGAAATAACTGTGCGTTAGTCTCTGGTAATAGATAGTTAGTCAACAGTTTCCATGTTGTCGCATATTTCGCAGGCGCTGAATTTGCATTAACCTCTGCAGCAGACTGACCTTTCTGAGATACAAATCCTTTAACTTCAAAGATAGGATTTTCTTTGTCGGACATGCCCTTAAATTCAAGCATTGCAATGATCTTTATGCCCTGGAACTGTTTATATTCATCAATTGAGAATGAACCTGAGCCATCTCTTTTCTGACCGGTTCTTGTAACATAATCGTAAAGAACAATGTTGCCCTCAGCGTCAAACTGCTTTGTGAAGTACAGGAAGTCCTGCAGTTCCTGTGAAGTATTTGACAGGAAAATAGAGAATGATACAGAACGAATAGGCTGTTTAGTTGCAACGTTCATTACAACAGCGTTCACGATTAGCTGTTCATAAGCATTGCCATTTTTGCCTATACCACTTTTGTGTGTTACCTGAGCAATCTGCAACGGAAAGATTCCAGAGCAGTTTAGTGGCTCAAAATTACTTGTGTTGATTGAATTGCCAATATTGTCATTTGGCTGCTTACCGAAATTTAACATGTTAATGTTCCTCTAAAATACTAATGGTTCGGTTGGTTGTTCTGTGTTGGTTACTGTTTCAGCTGTCTTTGCTGAACGCTTTCTTTTGGGTTTTAATGCGCTTGTAATTGCTGGATTAACTTCATCTGCAGGAAGGACAGCACTACTCTCAACTGTTACGGAAGAGACGGTTGAAACAGTCCCTTGATCATTAAGATCTTCAGCGCTTGGTAATGCCATTAACACATCAGGATATGCAGCATCGCATGCTCTTGATACAGCTCTTACAAGGCACATGCCCTTAAAATCCTGTGCCCATGGTAAAGGTTTGCCATTGCGGGTAACACAGCCTTTAATCTGTCCTGTGGTTGCATCTCTGTAGGCTTTACCCATATTGATAGCATCTTCAGCACCAAAAGAACGTGTGATCTTCTGACCGTTGCGGTTAATTGTGACTGTTGCGGTCATGGTTGAGTTGTCCCACTCTTCCTTCTCGAAGATGCCACCAGCACGAAGAACCAGAGCTCTTTTTGCTCTTGTATATAAGGCTGGCTGTGTACTGTCCGGAAGAATATATAAAGCGGACAGTGTCTGCATGAAGGTGAAACCGAGTTCTTTACCCATACTCATGACCATATATACTTCAGCTGTGTGGTCATGTTCTGGTGTTGAACGTATGCTTTCAGGCAGAAGAGTAGAGCGCGAAATCTTTGTACAGAAATCCCATGCATCGCCATTGATAATAGGGTAGTCAACATCTGCTGTCTTTACTGGCATACAGTGAGACTGAACTATCTGTACAGGTTCTTCAAACTGTTCTAGTTTATTCTCTACAGGTATAGAATCTAACTTCTGAAGCTCTGACTGAGCATTCTGATTTAACTGCGGTGCGTTAAAAGTCATCATTCTTATAATCTCCAATTAAACAGATATTCTTAAACAGCGGGCTGTGGTTATAGTCTTCAGATACTGTTTGTACAGTTCTGGGTTTTGTGCCTGAAAAGCTTTTGAATCAAATGATTCACGATTTGAAGATTTAAAGGTAAAAGCTGTTTTAACCTTGCCGTTCTCGTCGTGATAAGTCATCTTGGTATATGCAGCTATGTCACCGGCTAACTTGTTCTCAAGTGCCTTTCTTTTACTCTCAAGCTCATCAATCTGAAACTTAACAGCCTTGATATCTTTAAGCTGAGACATGATCTCCGGAGTTACTTCACCAACATTCTCCTGAACGTCCTCAACATCGTTTTTGACGTCATCCATTGTTTTAACAGGAGGAACATCTTGCAGCACATTCTTTGTCCAGAACTCAACACATGTCTGCAACATCTTCTGCTGATATTCTGCGTTGGCATGTACTCTGTAGAATCTAAGATCAGTATTGCCAATCAGAACACCAACATCCCAGAACTTAAGGCCAGATACCATCATGTAGAACTGAACCTGTGGATAGTATTCAGGATCAATCTCTGATGATTCCTGTGTAATTTCAGTTCCGTCATATAAGTTAGGCTTTCCCCACTTAGAACGCTCTATATGCTCAACAATGATCTTGTTGTTCTGACCACAGGTTTTGCACTCCAGACCACATACAAGCTGACCGCCGTCCTCAACTGGTTTTGTGTAAACAATACGGTCAAAATTACCTACGATGAAGTCATAACCTGTCATCGAAATGCTGTTAGCCTCGTAGACTGTATAACCTGTCTGCTTTTCGTATCTGTCTGCTACAACCTGTTCAAGAGCATGACCTGTAGCAAAGGGGAGATAATCTTTATTACGAGCCTTCTCCTCTTCAGTGGTTCTGAATGTCTTTTCTCTCCAAATCTGATAAGCGCTTCTCCACTTGGACATACCAAGAATTGCAGACATATCTGAACCACCAATACCTTTCATTCTTGAGATGGTGAAACGTTCATCCTCGTCTTGAGCCTTTGCAAGTAACTCATTGATTTTGGCTAATCTTGCATCCTGTAACTTCTGTAATTCGTTTGATAACTTCATTTATTTTTCCTAAAACGTATAAATCTCGTAAATCGTGAACCAAAGGCAGAGAACGCAAAACGTTAAGATGACATTCACTGCTAGCTGTCGTAACTTCTCTTTCATCAAGCAACCTTGACCGTAGGCCTTTCTCCAAAGGATAAAACTCTATTGTTCTTTTGATAGGCTCTGAAAGCCCTAAATAACCTGTCTACAATCTGAAACTGCTTTACGAAATCCAAAGCGTTAACAAGCAATGCATTTGCATCAATTTCAATTGCCATTTCGTTTTGAGAGTCATCAAATACTCTGTAATGAAGTGCAGATACAACGTCTGCGTTGATTCTGGTATTGAGAATTAAAAAGTTGATTACGTCCTTCTTGTTTTTGCAGTAATCAGTTCTGATAATCTCGTCGTGAGATAGTGTTGTGATGGTGTATTTGTTCATTTGTTTTACCTATTAGATATATTTAATTTATGTTTTAATTTTAGGTATAACTAAATTATTTGCAATAGGTATAACTAATTTTTAGGATAAAAATATTTTATCTTTTTGAAAAATAAATGAATTTAGTTGAAAAAATTTTTTAGAAGTGATTTGAGGTGAGAATTTTTAGAAAACTGTGTAGCACTGCAAGACGAAGCAACTGGGAGATGAGTGCTTTGAGAGTTTTAGGTAAAACACTTAACGTTGTAATCTAGAATGTTAAAGCCAGTATCTTAGTACTGGCTTTTGTTATTTTATTGTTGCTCGGTTTTATCTTCTTTATTTTTACTTGTTTTATTTGCTCTTGGAGCTAAATACATTTTGGGTAATGTAATGAATGCTGTTACACCAAAAAATACAGCTGCACCTGTTTTGTCTAAATAAAACAATAAAGCTGCCAACAACATAAATAAAAAGCATAGAAAAGTACAGTATCTAAGAGCTTTGACATCGTAATCATAATCTCTACAAGAGATAAAATCTCTTTTATCAATAATACTTTTTCTAAGCTCATACGTTTGTTGCTGTTCTTTTTCCGCCATTGCCATTATTCTGTTTGGCAATGAAGAATCAACCTCAGAATATTGTTTCATTTCAGAAGGAGATGGAATTGGACCAGATCTAACTTCTTGGTGAGTTCTGATAAGAGCAACCTTTTGAGTTTTAGCTGAATTATCTTTATCTATTTGATTGTTATTAGTTGGCATTAGATAATTCCTTGGCAGCACGTCTTATTCTATTACCTACTGCAATAAAGTGACGTTGATAACCCAGTTCTTCTTCTTTGTTTAGGTTATCTTCAATACGATCTAATGAGGCTATATACTTAGCTTTGTTTAAATCAGATTGTCTATTCTTAGTTGTAATAAAGAAGCAACAACGGGCAATGCTTCTTAAAAATAGCATTAAATCCATCTTAGTTACCTCGCTGTTATTTGTGAACGTTTACTTTTGTCAACTATAAAAGATTGAAAACGTAATGTCAAAATTTTTACAACCCACCATCACCAGACTTCTCAATGACTCTGCCAATAACACGAAAGTTAACATTTTCTTCATCGTGTTTAATTATTTCATCTGGGTAGCTGTCACGATTGTCTGAACGAATGATTAAATCACCATTCATCTGAGATATAAGTCTTTTAACTCTGACTTCATTACCGAAGACAATGGCATAAACATGGTTATTGTGAATAGGAAAAGTATCGCTTAAATCTACAAGTATTCTGTCGTTGTTATACAGCACTGGTATCATCGAATCACCTGTAACAACGAATCTTTTGCAGTGATTTGGATTCACGCCAATACGCTGAAACCATGACAGGCGATACGTTGCAGGTACACTTTCGTGCTGTTCTTCATAAGTTGGTTCTCTGCCATTACCTGCAGCACATTTTATTGAATACTCTTTAATCTGAACGTAATCATCAGATGGTTGCTCATTATCATCCAGCGCAATGATGTCCTGAGCATTTGCATCTGGTGAACCTTTACCGGTGATAAGCCAATTAAGATCAACATTTAAAGATTTACTTGCTTTAATAGCTACAGAAGCCATGAGTTCTTTTGTTTTTCCTGTTACCCAATTATTAACAGAAGGTGATTTTACTCCGCACTCTTCAGCTAATTTTGTCTGGCTTTTTCCTGTTTTCTTTAATCCGTAATTTATACGATCAGATAATTCAGAAAAATCAAACATATAAGCCTCCCTTACAAGTAAAAAACTTTAGTTATACCTAAAGTTTAGTATAAAAATATTTAGGTATAACTTGATTTTTATATTAGGTATAACTAATATAAATAAAAAGAAATTAATGGAGACTTAATTTATGCAGCATCTCAAAAACTACAAAAATTACCTTTTTATTGGTGACTTAATTGATGAGCTTGGAGGTTTTTCTTCAGTTGCAAAAATCTGCAACATTAGGGCTCCTTCAGTTTACGGTTGGCTAAAAAACGGTATACCTAACTCTCGCTTAATGTATTTACAACTAGCTTATCCAAATCTTTTAGTTTGGAAAAAATATGACTTTAATCGTTAATAAGCTTCCTGAAGAAATCTGGCAGATGGATATTCCTCTAGCTTGCAAAGTTATTGCTGAGCGTATTTGTGCTCTGACAAAAAATGGTGAGCAAGAGTGCTTTATTTCCAATACTTATATAGAAAACTTGTATGGAATGAGTCGAAGAAATGTGCAGTACGCATTAAATACATTACAAAAAATGGAGATTATAAGTTCTCGAGTAACTCGCAAAAGTGATAAGAAAGTAAGGCTTGTTTCTTTTATTTATAAGACTTTAGAGTCCAGATTCGATGATTTTCAAAAGTGCAAAAATTGCACTATTAAAAGTGCAAAAAATGCGCCCCCTAAGTGCAAAAATTGCACTATTAAAAGTGCAAAAAATGCGCTTTTCTCTATACATAAGAATGATCTTATAAGTAAGGATCTTAGAGAGGATCAGAAATCCCCACTCTCAGAGACGTCTAATTTAAGTTCAAACACATATTCTTTAGAAAATATCAGAGCTACATGCAGAGATTGTTTTTCAGAGATGATGACTGATTATCCAGAATTGAAAAACATGAATTCAGACATTATTGCTGATGGTTATTTTGCCTACAGAGAAGAATACGGCTGGAAAGGTGTTAAACAGCTTAGATTGAATCTTAAGAAGTGGATCTTGCGTGATCTTGAATCTGCAGAACGAAATACAACACAAAATAAAACAGGTCAGACTAGACAGCAGGCAACAGGTGTCAGCTCATTTCTTTTAGGCGAGATGTCGGCTGATACGAACGACCATACAGCCGACGATAACTGCATCGAAGTTGATGCATTTGTTCAAGAGGTAGTAAACAAATGAACAGAATAGATTTTACCAAATTTTCAGAACAATGGCGCATTCTGGTTCAGGTTAAATCAGGGAAAATTGCATCTGACCAGAGTTGTCACATGATTTATGAGTTGGTTAAGAACTATTCAGAAGAGGTAGTGCTTAGAACAATTCAGAGCCTATACACAATACCATACCAGATTAACGCCGGAGATATCGTAAATTTACTTATGCGTGGGGGATATACACTCCAACAGTATCAGTGTAAGGCAAAGTACATTTATCGCTCTGTAAGTGAATATTTTCGACGTGACAGCGATCTTGTATTTTCTGACAGAATTACAGCTTTGACTTTTTACACCGTCATCGGTTCTCATGAGGCTTACTGTCAGACTAATCGAGATGATGACATTAAGCTGGCTAAAGCCTTTGTTGACTTTTATTCAAACTATGACTGTAGCAGTTTTCCTGATGATATCGATGATCTTATGCTGGTTCAGTCTAATCATCACTGTTTCGGTCAGCTTCCTAAAGTTGTCTTTATTGGTGACAGCTCAATCTGTTCAGATATCTGTAATCGTATTTATGGAGTCGGTAACTATCAGATAGTTCCAAAAAAGAGAATTAAGCCTCTGTCTCTTCCTCAGAAAGAAAAACAATATTCACAGGAAGAATATAAGCAATTTGTTGATAAGGTTCTATCTGAGCTTGGGGGCTATAAGCATGAAATTTTATGATGCAAATGCTGAAAAAGCTATTCTGTCTTATGTCCTTCATGAAGGTACCAAGGCTTTCTGTGAGTACAGAACAAAACTGTCAGTTTCTGATTTCTATTACGAAGTTTGTGCTGCTTTATGGGATAGCTGTAATCAGTTTGTTATAGAACATCAGACGGAATCAGAGTTTGATACTGTATCTCTTTACAATCTGATGAAACAGAAGTCAGAAGATTATGTTTCTTCTCTTAAAGATATTGCTGAACTTAAAGAGTCAAAAATCATTGGAACTGCAGCAGACGAATATGCATCTTTGATTAAAGAAAACAGTAGAAAGAGACAACTGCAGACAACTCTAAGTTCAATGCAGAACATGGTTGAAGAGAGTAACGACACTTCAGAGCAGTTAAAAGCAAAGCTCTGTCAGATGCTAGTCAGCACCAATAATGATTCAAATGTTCTTAACTGCGAGGATGCACTTGAAGTGGCAATCAGATTTATTAAATCACTAAGAGATCATGATGACGAAAAATCACTTATTTTTCCAACAGGCATTAACAGGCTTGATGTTCTTCTTGAAGGTGGTATCAGAAATGACACGCTTAATATTATTGGTGCCCGTCCTGGTATTGGTAAATCCGCTTTAGGTTCTAATATTCTCATCAATCTGTTAAAGACAATGCCTACTCTTAAGCCATGTGTGATCTTCTCACTTGAGATGAATAATGAACAGGTTATACAGCGTATTCTGTCTTCATTCTGTGGCTTATCGGGAACAGAGATGACACAGAACTCCAGAATGTTAGGTTCACACTGGCATGAAATCATAGCTCACTCTACTGAATGTTTCAGTCGTAAAGACGGCAATGCTCCAAGATTACTAATGTGTGACAAGAGCAATCTGTCTCTGTCTGATATGTCCTCAATGCTTTCAGATATAAATCAGCGTTATGGTGGTGTAGGTGCCATTATGCTTGACTATCTGCAGTTAATGCCTACTGATGTGCGTATTCCTAAAGCTATTGCACTGGGTGAAATCTCAAGAGGATTAAAAGAGATTGCAAGAGCGTTCCATGCTCCGGTATTTGCTCTCTGTCAATTAAATCGTGAAGTTGAAAATTCAAAGGGTGGAGCTCCAAAAGCAAGCAATATTAAAGATTCAGGCTCTATAGAACAGGATGCAGATTTAATTATTCTGATCACAAGAGAAAAATCAGAAGCAACCCTTCATGTTGTCAAAAACCGAAACGGATCTACAGGAAGTGTTGAATGTAACTTTAACGGAAATGCATGTCTGTTCAGTAATGAAAAACAATATGACTATGAATATCTGTAAGGAGTAAAAATTGCAGCTTAAATTCTCAGTACCAGGTACACCATGTGGCAAAGGGCGACCAAGATTCTTTGGTGGTCATGCTGTTACTCCAGCTAAGACACGCAACTATGAAGCTCTGGTGAAGTATGAGGCTCAGCATGCGTTAGACTCCATGGTGGTAAAGCCAGACTACTCACAGCCTTGCAGAGTTGGTATTAAGGCTTTCTTTGGAGTGCCTAAGAGCTACACCAAGAAACAGCGTGCGCTGATTAGTGAGTATGGCAGTTCAAGAGTAAGACCAGGTAAGCCAGATATCGATAATATCATCAAGGCAATTCTTGATGGTATGAATGCGATCATCTATCGCGACGATGTACAGGTTACTGAATTACGCGCTTCTAAGCTGTGGACTTGTGATGACGAACAGCCAAGAGTTGAAGTTTGTGTGGAGTGGGATGATGCTGACTAAAGAAATTCTTGACGCACTGGATGATGATTATGCTTTTGAGCGTCTGTTAGATTCTTATGGAGTATGGACAAGGATCAACAGAGGCTGTCCATCAGCTGGTACTGTTCCTACAGAGCATGGTTATGCTGCTATCACTGAGGAGAGTGCAGAGATCATAGCATCAGTTACCTGTGAATTTAAAAAAGAACGTCCGGGGCTGTACAGATTCTTTCACTGGTATTATCACAAAGGACAGGATGCAGGAGATATCAGGTCATTCTGTAAGGGTATATCCATCCAACGTGCCAAACATCGCAGATTGACCGTTTTTGAGGCCCATCCGTGGAATGTTGTAAGGTACATGACGATAGCAATGATCAATCAGAAGATCTTTGATTCAAGAGACTGGATGAGAGACAAATTAAAGCAAATGAGGGGTGAGTAAGTGAGAAGCTTTACATATCAGGGGGTTGAGTACAGGTCTATGTTTGAATGCTGCAAAGCTCTGAATATCTCGTATCAGAAGGTAAGGCGCTTATGTCGTCATTACAAACGCGCTCATGATGATCCTGCTCAGGCTGTTCGCTGGTGTCTTGGTGTGGATAAGCTGTCACATCTTGAACCAAAGACACTGCAGTATGCTCAAGATCTTGAGAAGAGCTACGACAGACAGGAGAAATTCAAAGACAGAATTTATCAGAAGGTTGTGGAGAGTTTCTGACTTGTCCTAAGCTATCCTAACTTATATTTTCTTATCCTAATATATTGACATTTTTATTTTTTGTTGTAAGCTTCAAGTAAATAAAGTTTCAGACCTCGACATTAGTCCTCTCACTCTCAGAGAAGTGACGAAGTCGAGGTCTTATAGTATGTGGAATATTGTTTTATGGACAAAATCAGAACAGCTATTCTTGTAGATGGTGGATTTTACAGAAAAAGAGCAAAATCTTTATGGGGAGAAAAGTCTGCAAAAGAAAGAGCTAAAGAGCTTGAATCTTATTGTCATAAACATGTAGCTAATTCATATCTGTACAGAATTTTTTATTATGATTGTCCATGGCTTACAGATAATATTTTTAATCCTATTACAGGAAAGACTGTTAATTTCAGAAAGTCAGACGTATTTAAGTGGACAGAAGCTTTTTATGATGAATTAAAGCATAGAAGAAAGTTTGCTTTACGTATGGGAAGGTTATCTGAAGCTCCTCAGTATGTTTTGAAAGAGGATGTTTTAAAGAAACTCTTTAGAGGAGATAAAAATTTTTCTGAGTTAACTGAAGACGATTTAAGACTAAATGCAAAACAGAAGGGTGTTGATATGCGCATTGGCATTGACATTACTTCCTTGGCTCTAAAAAAACAAGTTGATCAGATTATCCTTATTGCTGGTGATAGTGATTTTGTTCCTGCTGCAAAATTAGCAAGAAGAGAAGGCATTGATTTTGTTCTTGATCCTCTCTGGCATCCTGTCGCAGATGATTTATTTGAGCATATTGATGGATTACAATCATTTAATAATCCAGGTAAAACAAACAAAGAAGCAAAACAAGATGTTTCACAAGGTACTGTGACAGCATGAAATAAGGCGCGGGTGGCAAGACGCCCGAAATTCGTCTAGCTACATAGATTTTAAAAATATGGCTGCCATCCTCATAACAGACAGCTATAATCCCTAAAAATACTACTTTATTCTTTAAAATCAAATAGATAAAAAGATCGTTTATTGGTCGTTAATAGATCGTTTTTTTAAGAATATACTATAAAACAATTAGAGTGAAAAAGTACGTATTGAACATCGGTGCTTTCCTCTTCCTCATAGATTATCCTAATTTGTCAACAATAAAGCTCTCAAGAAATTGAGGGCTTTTTTTATTTCTTATGTATAAACATTTAACCCCAGAAGTCATTTATTTGATGATTGGTACAGCTTGCTCATTTGTAATGGCATATTTACGCTCTACCAAGCGCAAATTCATGGCTAAGATTTGCGAAGCTCTGACATGCTCTATGCTCTCATCTGCACTTATCTTAATTTCAGAGTATTACTTTAAGTGGCCTCTGGAGTTAGGTGTTGCAATTGGTACATTCGTAGGCTTCTTGGGCAGTGACTATATCTCTTTAAAAATTAAACAAGTTATTAACTTAAAAGTTGAGGATAAATCAGATGATGAAAGTAAGTAGTCATGGTATTGCTCTTATAATGAATTTTGAAGGTTTAAGAACTGCTGCATATAAGCCTGTATCAAGCGAAAAAGGATGGACTATTGGTTATGGTCATCATGGTCCAGACGTTAAGCAGGGTATGGTATGTACTGAGCAGTGGGCGTATGAGCAGTTACAGCGAGACCTAAGACAGGTTGAGCATCAGCTGATTTCAGCCTTAAATGCCGATGAGATTGAAGTCACACAGTGTCAGTTTGATGCGCTGTGCTCTCTTTTGTTCAATTTATCAGGTGGAATTTTCAAACTTGTAAGATTCAAGCTGTGGGCAAAACTCAAGGCCGGTGACGTTGAAGGCGCTGCACATGAGTTTCTTGATATCAACAAAGCAGGTGGCGTTGAAGTTGAAGGGTTAACCAGGCGCAGAAAAGCAGAAGCTAAATTATTTCTTTCTTAGTCTAAAAATGTCAAAAAGAAGCTCACAGAAATGTGGGCTTTTTTCGTTCCTGGAGTTTCCCAATGTTATCCATTAAGAATACATTGATTGCTAGTGCATTAGCTTTTGCTGTCGGTTTTCTGACCGGCTATTCGGCAAGAGACGATCAGGCAGAAATTGAACGTCTGAACGTTGCGAAATATGCACTGGAGCAAGAAAAAACTAATCTGATTCAACAGTTGGAGGTTGAACATGAGCACCAGAATACAGCGCAAATCAATGCAGCAAAAACGCAGGAAGACCTGGATGATCTTGAAAAACGTTATGCTAGTGCTATCGATGAACTTAATGCTATGCAGTTGCAGTTCTCAGAGTACACCGATTCCGACACAGCAACACTGTCCAAAGATGCCTCCGCTTCCGGATCAGTTCAAGAAGACAAATGTAAATGCAGTGGAAAAGACAAAAGAGCATTTCAGAAATTACTTAATGACCAGATGATTGTGGCAAGAGACTGCGATATCAATGCGACTTATCTCAACAATCTGATTGAGTGGTATGGGAGTATAGGCAAACGAGGTTTATAATATGAATATACATGTTGTTGCAGTTATGATTATAGGATGGTCTTTAGCTGGTTTCTTCGGAGGTCTTTGTCTTGGATTACTCCTATAATTAGGAGTAAATATGGATTTTGACTCAACTCTAAATAAAATCAATAGTGTTATAGCATCCGTAAAGGAATCAGGTTTAAAAGAACAAACTTCCATTTTAGGTAATTATCCATTAATCTCAAAGCATGTTGCTATTGCCTCTCTTGAGAAATTATCTTCTTTTTTGGAAGAAAACACTTTTAATAATGAGTTAAAAGATGATAATCCTCTTTTTACGAATTTTGAGCAATTTCTTACGGACTGGAACTATTCATGCGTGACTTCAAATTTAGGCAATAATCAAAACCTCTCTTGTTTATTATTCTATGCTTTAGATTGTGCTATTTTTTCTTTTATTCGTGATTTATCCGTTTATTTGGAAGATGATTCTCCAGAGAAAATTCAAAAACGTTTAAATAAAATTAAGAGTAACTGTAAATCCTTTGAAAGCCAAGTTTCATCGATAAAAGAGAGATTTTTTGATATAGATTCACGTGTTGCTTCAATAGAAGATGCTTATGAAGTAAGCCAAAAAATGCCTGTGTCTATGGAAGAATTAAATAATAATTTAAAAGAAATTGAATCTATACATAGTTCTGTAAATGAATCAAAAATCAATATACTAGACGCTGATAAAAAAATAAGTCAGATTTATGAAGATGTAAAGCTGAAGCAAGAACAGTCTTCAAACCTGATATCAAGTGCAGAAAAAGCTCTAGGAATGGCAACAAATGTCAGTTTAGCTTCTTCATTCTCAAATAGAAAGAATGAGTTATCTACAGAAAGTATCTGGTGGATTGCTGGACTTGTTGTTTCTTTGGTCGCCACGATCTGCATTGGATGTTGGCGCATTCATGACGTTATGGAGTTTTTTCAAACAGATAATTTTTCTTATGGAGTATTATTTTCTAATTTAATTCTTTCTTTTCTAATTTGTTTTGCTCCTTTTTGGGGAGCTTGGTTTTCAACAAGAAGATTGGGGTACTTGTTTAAGCTTAGAGAAGATTATGCTTATAAAGCTGCAACTGCAATAGCGTTTGAAGGTTATAGAGATCAAGCTGCTAAATATGATGAGAATATGGAAGCACAGGTTATTGAATCTGTTCTTAAACGCTTTGAGGAACCTCCGTTACGACTTATGGCTGATCCTGTAAGAAGCAGTCCAATATCTGAATATATTGCCATATTTGATTATCTGAAAAAAAATCCAAGCGAACGAGAGCAACTAAAGGAAAAAATACAAGATAAAGAAAAGAATAGCTCAGAAGAAAAAAATAGCAAATAAAATTTTTGTTACTATTCTTTAAGCACAGATGATTGTTGCAGATTGTCTGTGCTTTCTAATTCTTAATATATGCCTAATTTATTTTTAAAACCATGTCAGTATCCCGGTTGTAGAAAGTATGCAGTTCAAGGTTCAGCATACTGTAGAGAACATCAAACAAAAGTATCAAATGAGTTTGATAAACATCGAGGATCTTCAAGAGAAAGAGGATATACAAGTAAATGGGAGAAGTTCAGAAAGACATTTCTTGCTGAGCATCCTCTATGCGTTGAATGTCTCAAACACGGCAGAATCAAACCAGCTACAGATGTTGATCATATAGTTCCTCACAAAGGCGACATGAATAAGTTCTGGAATTTAAAGAACTTACAGGCTTTATGTCATGAATGCCACAGCAGAAAGACAGCAATTGAAGACAGTAACTTTCTCAAGACCCGTAGGGGGAGTTAAAAAAGTTCATACACAAGAATGTAACCGCCCCGTTAGTTCTTTACACACGCGTGCAAAATGGGAGTAATTTACTTGTTGATTTATAGAAAAAATATTCAAGTGTATAAAGATAGGTAAAAAAATAATGGCAAGACCAAGAAAACCAACTGCAATTAAAAAACTGCAGGGAACCTTACAGCCTTGTCGAACAAACTTAAATGAGCCTAAACCTCAGACAGACATCAAAGTTGTATCAGCTCCGTCATGGCTTAATGATGTAGCAAAGCAACATTGGGATTTTGCAATATCACAGATGCCTGACGGAATGGTTTCAAGCCTAGATTACACTGTTTTTGCGATGTGGGCTGACACAGTGTCTAAGATCCTTGAGTTAGAAGCGATACTTCAACATGAAGGTTTAATGCTTACAGACGAAAAAACAGGCAAACGTGTTGTAAACCCCGTACTAAAACAGCAAAACGAGCTGAAATATATTTTAAAGAATTATCTGACCGAGCTTGGGTTTACTCCTGCATCTCGCTCGAAAGTATCTATAACAAAGTCAGATTCAGATAACAAGAATAGCTTTCTTGATTTATAGTCTATGCAGAAACGTGATTATATCGCCATCGCTAATGGCTATATTAACGACGTACTGGCTAAGAAGATCCCTGCTTGTCGTTATGTTATTGAAGCATGCAAGAGACAGAAGAACGATCTTAAAAGAAAACGCTGGCAGTATCACTTTGATGTAAATCTTGCATCAAGACCTTGTCGGTTTTCTGAAATGCTCTGTCACGTAAAAGCTGAAAAAGCTGGTCAAAAGATAGTACTTGAGCCATGGCAGATCTTTATTCTTACCACAGTATTCGGCTGGGTTGATGATAACAATCTCAGGCGTTATCAGAGAGCATATATTGAAGTCCCAAGAGGTAACGGCAAGTCAACTTTATTAAGCTGCATCGGTTTATTCATGATGTGTGCTGACAATGAAATGGGTGCTGACTGTTACTCATTTGCAACAACTCGCGATCAGGCAAAGATTGTTTTTAATGATGCTCAGGCAATGGCTCGTAAAAATCCTGATTTGCGTGCAGCATACGGATTGAATGTTCTAGCTCATTCAATGGTCATTCCTGGTACTAATTCAAAGTTTGAAGCAAAGTCAGCAGACGGTAAAACCCTTGACGGTTTGAATACCCATTGCGCAATTATCGACGAACTTCATGCACATAAAACTCGTGAAGTGTATGACGTTGTCGAGACTTCAATCGGTAAGCGTACACAGCCAATTATGTGGATGATTACCACAGCAGGATTTCTGATTAACGGTATCTGCTACGAGATAAGACGGTACGTTGAAAAATTGTTAAATACTTCCGTTGTAGATGATACTCATTTCGGCATTATCTATACGATTGATGAAGGCGACGACTGGAGAGAAGAAAGCTCACTGCAAAAAGCTAATCCTAACTGGAATATATCAGTGATGCCCAAGGCGGTATTATCGACTTTGCGCAAAGCCATGGAGAATCCCAGCTCAGAAAATAACTTCAAAACAAAGCACCTTGATATATGGTGCAACGCTGACACTGCTTTTCTGCAGATGAACAAATGGCGAAAAGCTATCAGAACAGATGTAACTCTTGATGATTTTGAGGGATGTCACTGCATTTATGGCCTTGACCTTGCAGCTAAAACAGATATCACAGCTTTAGTGCGACTTTTCTGGAGAGAAGAGAGTGATGGCAAGGTTCACTTCTATGTTTTTCCTGAGTTCTGGCTACCTGAAGATAGAATAAACAGTTCTACAAATTCACAATATCAAGGCTGGGTTAAACAGGACTTAATCCATGTCTCCGATGGTTCTATTAATGATTTAGAGCTTATTCAAGATTATATCAAAGAAGATGCCCAGCATTATGACACTTTAGCAATAGCTTTTGATCCTTGGCAGGCATATCAGTTAGCTTCTAACCTTGCTAATGAAGGTTTGACCATGGTTGAGATTAAGCCTACCGTTCAGAACTTCAGCGAAGCTATGAAAGAAATGCAGGCTTTGATTTATCAGAAACTGTTACACACTGATGGAAATCCTGTTCTTGAGTGGATGGCCTCGAACGTAGTCGCACATTTAGATGCCAAAGATAATATTTATCCAAGAAAAGAAAACCCAGAGAACAAAATTGATGGCATTGTAGCGTTAATCATGGCTTTACGACAGGCTATTTTTATGCAGGTTTCAACAGATTATCTTGAAGGCAGTTTAAATATCGACTTAGCTTATTAGATTTACAGGTAAAAAAATATGAATGTTTTTAAATGGTTGACAAATTGGGGTGGCACTACAGGTGATCACTCTGGCTGGCAGAATAACAGCCCTATGGTGCCAATCGTTGAAGGAACAAATGCATATTCACCGGATATGGCTCTACAGATTCCTACTGTATGGGCTTGTATTGATCTTTTAAGTCACACTATTGCATCTCTGCCTTGTGATGTATTTATTGTTGACGGTAAAGGTAATAAGAACGCTGATACCAAATGCAATCTTAATTATATTCTGTCAGAGTCACCAAACGCTGATATGACTCCGTATGAGTTCTTTTCTGCAATGGTTGTTAATTACTGTCTGCATGGTAATGCTTATGCGTTAATCTCCAGATGGACAGGAGACAAAAAAGGACAAGTAAAGGGCATATATCCTCTGTCTTCAGAGCAGATGCAGATTTACAGAGATCCTTCAAATGGTCAGTTAATTTATCGTTATCTTGATAAGAACGACCATTATCAGGACTATAAATCATCTGACATACTGCATTGGAAATGCATGGGTAACGGCATTACCGGTCTAAAGAAGTTGGATTTTATGAAAATTTCTTTGGCTGAATCTAACTTTGCTCAAAGAACTGCTGTATCAGTTTTCAACAAAAAAGGAAAAATGAGTGGCATTCTGACTACTCCTAAGATTTTAACCGACAAACAAAAAGGTGAAATTGCCGATCAATTTCAAAAGATGAGGAATGATGACAAGATACCTGTATTACCTGCAGATATGTCTTTTCAGCAACTAAGCCTTAATCCTGCCGAACAGCAATTATTAGATACACGTAAATTCAGTGTCGAAGAAATCTGTCGCTGGTTTGGAGTTCCATCTGCTCTTGTCAATTCAAGCGGTGGAGCACCAGGGTCAAACATTGAACAGGTTACGGCAAACTTTTACAAGTCAACCATTCTGCCCATGATTATAAGCCTTGAACAGGCAATCATGAAGCGTGTCCCATGTGTTGAAGAACGATACAACCATGCTGTTAAATTCCGTCTGTCATTTCTTAACCGTGCTAATGATGAGGCTCGCAGTCGCATTGCAGCAACTGCAGTGCAGAACGGCTGGAAGACACGTAATGAAGTCCGCGTTGAAGAAGGCTTACCACCAGTTAAAGACGGTGATACTTTGACAGCTCAGAGTAATTTATTTCCTCTTGAGCAGTTAGGCCAGGCTGATGCGTCTCAGGTATCACAGACACCAATTACAGAAAACCCTACTAAACAGTAAGGAGTAAATAAATGAAATTCAATAAGAGTGCCAAAGAGTCACAACTTGAAATCTCTGATGAAGGCATCATTGAAGGATATGCTTCAGTATTCAATGGTGTTGATTCGTACGGCGATACCATTGCGCCTAAAGCATTTGATCATGTAATTACAAAAGGCGACTTACCTACAATGCTGTATGGTCATGATTCAATGTCTGTGCCTATTGGCAAATGGACAGAGATGTCAGTTGATGATGTAGGCTTAAAAGTTAAAGGACAGCTGAATTTAAATAACGCTAAAGCAAAAGAAGTTTTTGACGCAATTAAGTTTGGCTCGCTGACCGGTTTATCAATCTGCTTTTCATGTTCCGAAGAAGGCTGTGAACAAAAAGATCCTGATGATTTGTATAGTGGTTGCTTAATTAAGGCAATTGACAGGCTTTATGAGATTTCAGTTGTAAATCTGCCTGCCGATGACAATGCAAGAATTTCAAGTTATAAGTCAGCAGATTTTAATGACTGTAATGATATTAAAGGTTTTGAGAAATGTCTGCGTGATGCTGGCTTTTCTCGCTCAAAGGCTAAAGAGATTATATCTGTAGCCAAACGTGTGCTAAATCAGTGTGATGCTGACAGAGAAACACACGATCACGTAGACAATGACATTGATGAACGTATCAAGTCAATTTTCATGAAATACAGGAAATAAAAAATGGAAAATAACGATATTTTAAAGGGTCTTGAGACCATAGATGCAAAAATCGAGGATGTAATCTCCGATAATAAAGCGTCAAAATCAGCTATTGAGGCAGAGATTAAACGTATTGGTGATGAACAGGTCAAGCTAGCAAAAGCCTTAGCAGACACAGCACAGAAATCTGTTGAAGTTCCAGCAGAGACAGCATCTCCTTCACTAGGGCAGGCATTTACAAAGTCTGCAGCATTTGAGAATTTTAGTAATAATCGAAAAGCATTATTTACTTTTGAAAAGAAAGCTGACACTAATGCTGCAACTTCAGATTATGGCAATATTCCAGCCTACAGAAAGCCTGGTATGGTTGTTTCTCCAGAAGCTCCATTGATTATTGAGAACTTATTCCCTCATGTGCCTGTAACTTCAAATTCAGTTGAATACGTCAAGGAAGGTTCATTTACAAACAATGCTGCACTTGTAGCTGAAAAGAATGATAAACCTGAATCTGTATTCGGGGCTACTTCACTTGCAACTGCAAAGATTGTAACTATTGCCCACTGGACAAGAATCACAAATCAGCTTGCAGCAGACGCTCCAGCTTTGGCTGCTTATATTGAGCAGAAGATGCAGTACGGTTTACAGGCTCGTGTTGATTCTCAGCTCGTTACCGGTACAGGCGGATCAACTGAACTTGAAGGTTTACTCCACGCTGGTAATTACAATGATCCTGTAACAGGCAAGCAGATTGTAGCTAAAGATTTTGCAGCAGATTCAACTCTGTTTGACTTCGTATTAAAGAATAAGGCAGAGCTTGAGGGTAGATACATTACTCCAGAAGTGATCCTGTTAAATCCATCTGATTGGACAAAGCTTGCAATGTTAAAAGACGGTCAGAAGCGTTACATTCTAGGTGGTCCTCAGTCTGTTGCCACTAAGTCATTATGGGGTATTCCTGTTGTAACTTCTGCATCTGTAACTGCCGGCAAGTATATCTTAGGCAACATCTCTTTAGGTGCCACTGTATACGACAGACAGGCTCTAAACGTTGCAATGTCAGATTCAGACAATGTTAACTTCACTCAGAACTTAATCACTATCAGAGTTGAGCGCCGTTTAGGCGTTGCTTACGAGATGCCACAGGCAATTAACGGTGGTGATTTTGCTATTCCTGCAACCGCATAATTTAGCTTGTAGTCAGCATTGGGGGCATATGCCCCCTTTTTTATAGGATTTTTTAATAATGTCTCTTTACACTCCAAGCCCAATAACTGATATCTCTCAGACTCCATGCACTCTTGAAGAGGCTAAAACTCAGTTAAGGGTTGATGATACATTTGAAGATGATCTTATTCGTAATTACATTATTGTAGCTACAGAACAGGCAGAGCAGATTTTACAGAGAGAAATTATTAAAAGATTCGATGATGAGGCTGTGTCAACTTTATCCCCAAATGGGGATATTCCATTAACTGTTAAGCAGTTTATTTTATGCCTTGTAGGCGATTTATACGCACACAGAGAGCTGTCAGAGCAAGCTACATATAGTACCTTTCACAAGCACCTTCTTGATCCTTATATTAAATATATTCGAGAGGATGAGTAATGAGCGTATCAATTCCCACCGCTGGAGAATTAAGGCACAGAGTCAGCATATATTCTCGAATTGATCATCCTGTTAACGGTCATGAAGTTGAGAGTATTGATGAGCTTATATGTACAGTGTTCTGCAAAATTGAACCTACAGGCTCAATGTATTTCAATAATATTCAGACAGAGAACAAAACTACACACCGTTTCTGGTTCCGTTCTGTTAAAGGAATGACAGATGCAAGAAGTTTAAGCCGAAGTATTCTGATAAAAGAAGGCGATATTACATATATTCCTATCAGGGTAACACAGTGCAATGGTCAGAACTTTTTTACCATGGTTGAAGCTCGTGAACTCGGTGATATTCAAAGCGAAACTGTAAATGCTAACAATATGGCAGGACTAGCAGATGGGTGAGTTCTTTCATGTTGGTGTAAAAATGCCAAAAGGCCTTGATGTCATGGATTTTGACAGAAAAATCGTAATGACAGGACTTAAGAAGGCATCCAAAATCGTACAGCAGCAGTCTAAAAAACTGATTTCATCAAAGGGCCCTTCAAAAGCTGGCGAATATCCCGGACGTAATACAGGACGTATGAGACGTCATGTTCGTATTAAAAATTCTAAAAGAAAAGATCATCTGTGGTCACGTGTACAAGTATCAACGATTGAAGACAGTTTCTTTTATCCTGCGGTTTTAAATTATGGTCGAAAAGACGGACGACTTAAACCAAGAAAAAACTTCATTGAAACAGCAACGACCCAGAACGAAAAACAAATAAAAGAAATCATAGACAGCGCTATGACAGAGGGCATAAAAATTTGGAGAAAATAGGATGCGAGTCAGCTCAACTATCAAAGCTTTAAGAGAGCGATGCCCATCACTTAGCAAACGTGTCTATGGGGCACTTCAATGGGTCAGTCTGTCAGTTGTTCACCCTGAGAAACTTCCATGTGCTTATGTATTTACCCAGTCAGAAGATCCTAAAACCCTACAGAGTTCAGAAAACTCATATAAGCAGTTAATAACAGCGACTATAGCTGTGGTTCTATGTGTTCCTAGTCTTGATGTTCGAGGACAGGAAGGCGCAGACAAAATTGAAGATTTAAAAGATGAGGTTTTCAAAGCTTTGTTAGGTTGGGCTCCTAATGGCGATCCTCAGTGTGTATATGAATACGCAAATTACAGAGTTATTGATACATCATCCACTCCCGCCATGTGGTGTGTACAGTTAGAGTTCACAGTAGAGTACATGCTTGATACGGATGATACATATATCAAGACAGAACATGAGAATTTAGGCAATTTTGACAAGTTTTATGCTGATGTAGACAAAATTGAATCTGATAAGCCGGATGGAAATATAGATGCAAAACTCAGACTTACAGGGCTTACAGAAGGTAAGGCTAAATCGGAGCCACAAGATCAAACTATTTATAAAGATTTATGGTAACTAAACCAAGGAGAAGACAATAATGTCTGTTTCATTTAATTACGTACCTTCAAATGTACGAGTTCCTTTGTTCTACGCAGAAGTAGACAATTCAATGGCAAATACCGCAACAGCAGAGAAGAAGAGCCTTTTAATCGGTTCAATGTCTTCTTCTGGAACTGCAACAGCAGGTGTTCCTACATTAATCACCTCAACTGAACAGGCAAAAACAAAGTTTGGTCGTGGTTCGCCTTTAGCTTTAATGGCAGAGGCATTCCGTAATCAGAATGGTACAGGAGAATTATGGTGTTTACCTGTAGACATTAAGTCATCTACAGCATCAACAGGCTCAATTACCGTTAAAGGAACAGCAACAGAGAGCGGAGCAGTCTATCTGTATATTGGTTCTCAGCTCGTATCAGTTGCATGTTCTGCAGGAACAACTGCAAATGAAGTCCTAACTGCATTAACTCAGGCAATCAATGCAGATAAAGATTTACCCGTTACAGCTGAAAAGAATGATGAAGATAGTGTAATCACTATTACAGCTAAAGTAGCTGGCATTACTGGAAATGAAATCAGATTGGATAAGAACCTTCAGGGCGACGTTGGTGGAGAATCTGATCTTGCAGGCATTACTCTTACTATCGATGATATGAAAAATGGTTCTGGTGAGCCTGATTATAAAGAAGCTTTTAAGGCTGTTGCATCAGAAACATTCTGGTTTATTGGAATTGAAAATAATTCTGCTACAGCGCTTGATGCTGTAAAAACCGAGATGAATGATTCCACCGGACGTTGGTCATATGCAAAAATGCAGTATGGTCATGTGTTTACAACCCTCAGAGGTAATACTGAAAGCTTAGTTACTTTTGGTAATACTCGCAATGACCAGCATACCACAGTATTCGGCATTGAAGAGAAGAATGCAGAACCTGCATATATTGTGACAGGCGCTGTTTTAGGTCGTATTGCCGGATTTATTACTAATGATCCTGCCCGTCCTGTACAAACCGGTGAACTGAACGGCTTAATGCAACCAAGTATGGAAAAGCGTTTTAATTTTAATGATAAAAATACTTTACTCCATAATGGAATCGCAACAATTTATTATCAGTCAGGCACTGTAATGATTGAGCGCGCAATCACCACATATCAGGTTAACAAGTTCGGTGATGCAGATAATTCATATCTTGATATCACAACTCTGTATACATTAGCAGAGATCATTACCCGTCTTAAGGGCGTTATTACCTCAAAATATGCACGCCATAAGCTAGCAAATGACGGTACCAGATACGGCGCAGGACAGGCTATTGTTACCCCTTCTGTAATTCGTTCAGAGCTGATTGCACAGTATTCAGCCATGGAACGTGACGGCCTTGTTGAGAATGCTGAACTGTTCGCTAAGAATCTGATTGTAGAGCGTAATGCTTCAGATGTTAACCGTCTTGATGTGCTGTTGCCTCCTGATCTTGTTAATCAGCTTCGCATTTTTGCGTTACAGGCTCAGTTCCGTTTACAGTATTCTGATTAAGAGGAGATTTTTTAAATGGGTAAAAAATTTGCGGGTACCTGTTACATTAAAGCTAACGGTGCTCAGTTATCTGTTGAAGGTTCAGTCGAAATACCTTTATTAAAAACAACCAAAGAAAAGAAAGTAGGTTCTACAGGTGTGGCAGGATACAGTGAGACTAATATAGCTCCATATGTTAAATGTACTGCATTTCTTGAGCCTGACTTTGATATTGATGCACTGTCTGGCAATGATATGACAATTACTGCAGAGCTTGCCAATGGTTGGGTATACACCTTAAATGGTGCATGGCTTGAAGGTGAAGTTGTAGCTAATTCGTCAGACGGTACTGTGTCATTAGAGTTTACAGGCCTTGATGGTCACTTACAGCGTTAGGAGAGAACTAAATGAAGTCAGTTGCAGAAAACTTAAAATTATCAGTGCCTATTGAGATGGGCACTGAGACAGTATCTGTTTTAGAGTTCAGAAAGCCTAGTGTTGGTGATATTCGCAGAATTGGTTATCCCATCTTTTTTACTTCAGAAGGCGATCTGAAATTTAATCCTGATATTGTTGCAAAGTATATTTCTACTCTTGCTTCAATACCTCCATCAGCTGTAGATAAGATGTCAATTCCTGATTTCACTGCAGCAGTAGGTGTTGTAACCGGTTTTTTCGGAAGTGGGGATTAAGCCCAAGAACGGAAAAGCAATTTATTGACTGTATCTATTCGACTGCGTATTTCTGGCATCTTTCACCGCTTGATATTGAACAACTTGATGTTGAGCGGTTTGAAGAAATGGTTGTACAGTCGAATCGTATTGCAGATGAGATTAATTCACAAAGGGAATAAGAATGGCATCAGCAAATATCAAAGAGTTTAAGGCTCTTTTTACTGTAAGTGATAAAGCTTCACCACAGTTAAAAAAATTAAAGAGTTCTTTTAAAAACTTTGAAAAAGCATCACAGGCTTTTGCATCTAATGCTTCAAAGTTAGGTGCATTAACTCTTGTACCGCTTGCTGGTGCTTTTACTGCAGTAAGTGCAACTGTTAAGAGCTCAATTAGTACATTTACTGATTATGGCTCTTCAGTGAAAGATGCTGCAATAAAACTTGGTACCACCACTGATGCTGTTCAAACTTTAAGACATGCTGCCCAAATGGCTGGCTCTTCAACAGAAGCTCTTGATCAGGGCATGGTTATCTTTAATAAGAATTTAGCTAATGCAGCACAGGGCAAGAACAAAGCCTTAGTTGAAATGTTCCAAAAATTAGGCATTTCAATGAAAAAAGCAAATGGTCAGATGAAGACCACAGCTGAACTAATGCCAGAATTAGCCGATGCAATGAAACGTCAGAAAAACAATTCTGAAAAGGCATATATTGCGACAACCACTTTTGGCAAGTCTGGACAGGAACTTATCCAAATGCTGCAGGATGGTTCTCAGGCTCTTAAAGATTATGCAGACGAGGCAAAACATCTTGGTATTGTTGTGTCAGATGAAGATACCTTAAAAGCAAAATCAATGGGCGACACAATTCAGCGTTTAAAAGATGCTGTTACAGGTTTTAGCCTTGCTATTGGCTTAAAGCTGATACCTTACGTTGAGCCCGTTATTGCATCTATGACTGAGTGGATTGCAACCAATCGAGAATGGATCGCAACAGAAATAGCATCATCAGTTAAGGATTTTGTTGAGTGCATTAAAAAGATTGATTTTAAACAGGTAATTTCTCAAACAGTTACTTTTACCAAAAATCTGGTAAAGCTTTTTAATTATCTTGGTGGAGTCAAAACAGTAGCGATTGTTATATCCACAATATTTGCAAGTAAATTTGTTGTTGCTCTGATAGGTACTATTAGCGCATTCTTGAAGATAGCTACTGCAATCAAAGCTGTAACAGTAGCTACAACTCTGTTTAATATTGCACTGTGGTCAAATCCTATTGTCTTAATTGCGGCTGCCATTATTGCAGCGATTTCAGCTATTGTTGCATCTGTCTATTTCCTTTATAAGAATTGGGATACTGTCTGCAAATGGTGCAAAGACGCATGGAATGCTTTTGTTGGCTTTACCATGTCAACAGTCACAAAAATTAAAGCCTTTTTTGCCAAGATGATCACTTATATTTTAAGTTCATTGTCACCAATAAAAAAAGCTTGGAATGGTATTAAAAACTGGCTGTCCAATTTATTTAATGATCCTGTAAACACCATTAAAGATACGTTTTTAAGTCTTGTTGGGTTTTATGCGAATTTATGGGGAAACATCGTAGATGTAACTGAATCAACTATCAAATCCTGTTTTGGCGGAATGATTGATTATATCCTTGACGTATTATCTCCAATAAAAAATGCGTGGAACAGTATGAAAAATTGGCTGTCCAATTTATTCAATGATCCTGTAAATACCATAAAAGATACGTTTTTTAGTCTTATCGACTTTTATGTTAATTTATGGGGGAACATTAGAGATGTAACTGAGTCAACACTCAAAGCCGTATTTGGCGAAATGATCGGTTATGTTCTTAATGCATTATCTCCAATAAAGGCAGTGTGGGAAGATATAAAGAACTGGTTATCTGGTTTATTTAATGATCCTGTAAACACCATTAAAGAAACATTCTTAAGCCTAGTCGATTTTTACGCTAATTTATGGCTCAAAATCAAAGATGTATTCTTTGCTCCATTTGAATCTGCAGCAAAAGGCATTAGTAAGATAGGTTCAACACTGTCAAATGGCTGGGATAAAACTAAAAACTTCTTTGGCTTTGGTGATGATTCAAATATGAATGTGCCGGCAACTACTCTTGCAACTGCATCTGGTGGTGCCTTAAAGGGCGATATCAATATCAATGTAAAGTCAGCTGAAGGAACTACAGCTGAAGTTGAGTCAACATCTCAGCATGGCGACGGTCGCATTCAGTATAAGACAAATTCAGGTGTATTAAGGAGCTTGTAATGTTTTCTACCAGATTACGAAAGGCCTCTTTTAATGGTGTGTCTTTTGAAGTTGTAAGCTCTGAATTTAACTTTGGCCGAAGAAATATCACTCATGAATATCCACAGCGTGATATTCCTTACACTGAAGATTTAGGACGTCTTAAAAGACAGTTTACTGTTACAGGCTTTATTATTGGCACTGATTATATTCAGCGAACCAAAAGGCTGATAAATGCCATTGAAGAGCCTAAAAAAGACAGTAACGGTATTGTTTCTGCTTGTAAGCTTATACACCCATGGTTAGGTACGCTTAACGTTTACCCCATTGATACACCAAGGATCACATGGGATGCCGAAAAGCGTATTTCTAACTTCACTCTGACTTTTATTGAAGCTGGTGAATCTAAATACCCACATTCAGCTGGCTTTGATTTTGGCTCAAAGTTAAGAACATGGGCTGATAACTTTGCAGAAAATGTACTGGATACTTTCAATCTATCTGTAGAGGATTTAGACCAGTACACTACTATTGCAACAGATATCGCAAATGGCACATATTTCAATATATTAGGATGTCTTTCAGATTCAACTTTTTCAAAGATTTTTGATTTATCTGATTCCATATCAAATCTTATAACAACAGCAGCATCAGATTTGAGCCATTCCTCTTCCTTTGTTTCATCCCTTTTTGATTCATTAGGAGTAGGTAATTACTCTAATGTTATTCAGAACTGGAGAAATGCAGGTCACGCTGTGCTTGATTTAATTCATTCTAATGAATTAAGTACAACCTCATCAGTCACCAGCACTGCTCTTGGGACATCTCATGGAACTGCTCAAGGTGCGGTTCAAGGAACAGCAGTTGATTTTAGGCAGACTGATATTAACACTCAGAAATCAGAATTAGCTGAAGCTGTAAAAACTTCAGTAAGACTTACTTTACTTGCTCAGTTAGCCGGTATTGTTTCTCTTGTCGGAACAAACCTGGATGGTGAGAGTGACGGAGACATTGACACAGCCGGTAATACAAAATCTGAAGATGAAATTCTTGCACTGCGTAATGAAGTTCTTTCAGTTATTGAAGCTGAAATGATATATCAGGGTACTGATGACAGTAATCTATATGAGAGTTTGGAAGAGCTTTACAGCAATGTTTATCATTACTTTACAAATGAGGTTCTAGCTGATGGTAAAACCATAACTGTAACTCCAAAAGAGCCACAGCCTACTTTGGTTTTAGCTTATGAACAGTATGGCGATACCAGCAGAGTGGATGAAATCATAAGACGTAATAACATTCATTTTCCTTTGTTCATGCAAAAGGTTCCAATCAGAATTACAAAATCTGTATCTTAGTGTTTTAACCATTAATTTTTAGACTATAATTCAAGAAAAGAAGGATAGTTGCTATGAAAAAATTAATAGTTTTAATTGCTTTGTTGTCATCAATCGGATGTGCAAATGCTTACTGTTCTCCCAAGGATGGTTTTACAGAAGATTGTAATTTGGAAGATAGGGACTATGAATCTTTAGGCAGTTTAAAAGAGCAACTTGAACTTTTTAGTGGCGTTAACAGTATGATCGATCCTATGAGTAGGGGAACAAAAGTAACGATCGATGGCAAAGAATATCGCTGTATACAGCATTCTGATGATTCTATTGAATGTGAAAAATATTAGTTTTAATTTGTTATGGAGGCCCACTTAATTGTGGGCTTTTTTATGGTCAAAAAAAACACAGTACAGCTTAAAGTTAACAGTGCAACTACATATAACTACTGGTCATCTGTATCTATTACTTCAGAGATTAACGCGTTATCTAGAACTTTTCAGCTGGACATAACTCCAAAAGTTTATGCCCAAAGTGAAATTCCAAAGTTTACTTCTGGTGATGAAATCCAGCTTACAATAGGAGATGATCTTGTACTGACAGGCTTTATTGACTCAACTCCAATCAGTTATAACGGCACATCAGTGACAGCTTCAGTTGTTGGCAGAAGTAAGACAGAGGATTTAGTAGACTGTAACGTAGCTCCACAGGGATATGACTTATCAAGCATTAAAAATAATTCTTGGACAAAGAATATAAATGGCGGTAAATCCTTCGTATCTCCTAATATCTCAAAGGCTGTTACTCAGTTTAAAAACATCCCTTTAAAGCTTGCTGTATCTCAGTTAATAGCTCCTTATGGAATAAAACTTGTCTGTGAGTCAAACAAGGCTGCGGTTAATTCAAATGTTCACTCAACTGTTAAAAACAGTGAAACAGTTTTTAAGGCAATTCAGAATTTAACCAAATCGTCTGGTCTGTATTTTATGGATGATGAGTATGGCAATCTGGTAATTGCTGATACTGACGATCCGAAATCATCTGGTGCAACATTAGAATTAGGCACCAACATTCTGACAGCATCTGCACAGAAAGATTACACTCAGCGTTTTTCTCATTACTGGTATGACAATGATCAGAAGGGCAATAATAAGAAGTTTGGTGATGATCTTCAGCAGATTTCTAAATGCCAGGATGATGAAATTAAAAGGTTCAGATTCTACCGTTATAAAGAGCAGACCATGAATGGTGGCATATCAAATGGCCCAGAACAGGAAGCTAAATATCGTAAAGCACAGTCACAGAAAATAACTTATACAGTTGTAGGATGGCGCACGGGTAAAGACGGTCTTGAAGGTGATTTGTGGAAGGTAAACACTTTAGTCAAGATTAAAGATGACATTGTGTTAGGTTCTGGAGTTGGTTCAAATTCATCAACAAAAGAAATGCTAATCACCAAAGTCACTTTTACACTTGATAACAATGGAATGATTACCACTCTTGAATGTGTTCCACCTGTAGGATTTAGGCAGACAGATGAACCTGCTCAGGAAAAGTCAAAAGTCACAAAAAAGAATGGATCATGGTCATCAAAGTCAGAAGTTAAGCTTGTCGGTCAGGATGGCAAATACCATTAAGGATTAAATATGTCGCAGATAGTTCGGTCAACCGTCACAGGTTCTTCGGGTGATTTAAAGCTTAGAGAGTTCCAGACAAGATATGATTCTGACACCACCCAAGATGAGATGGAACATATCGAGCCTTATGGTTTCAGTTCAGAGCCTTATACAGACGGTAAGACAGATGCAATTAATCTCTTCTTCGATGATGAGCGCAATCATGGTGTAGTTATCAATGTTGCAGACAGGCGCTATCGAATCACTCAGATGAAGACAGGTGAAGTTGTTATCTACGATGATAAGAAACGTCATGTATATTTAAAGCGTGAAGGCATTGAAATTGACGGTGTAGATGATCCTATCACGGTAAAGACAACAAATGACATTATAGCTAAGTGCGATAACTTAACTGCAACCTGTAAAAGTGCTGCATCGGTTAACTGCGACACCTCATCTGTAACATGCAAAACATCTGCAACCGTAACTGCTCCAACAATTATGCTTGACGGAAATGTAACTGTTACAGGCACTCTAATTACAGGCACAAAAGGTGGTGGTATGGCATCATTTGGCGGTACTGTTAATGCTAAGGGGTTAATTCATTCAGAAGATGATATTACAGCCGGATCAATCAGTCTGCAGCACCATGTTCATACTGGTGTTCAAGGTGGTAGCGAAAATACAGGAACCCCAAGTTAATGAATATATCAGAAAGAATAATCCCAGTATGGTCATTTGACAAAGGTTCATGGTACAGAACTGATGATCTTTGCAGTTTATTTGACAATATTGTTTATTGTCATGATAAGTCGTATCGATGTACTTCGGCTGAAGACATACTTGGAGTTAAATGTTATTACATACAGAAAGACGGTTTATTCCGTCTTTTTGATTTTTCGGCCAGCCATATTTGCAGAAAACAGTTAAAGAGGCTTGAGTATTTATGCAGATGTTCTTAAACAACTCACTTGTAACAGCAGATATGAATGACGGCCTTTCTAGGGCTGTTGTTATCAGCCTGTTCACATGGAGACGTGCAGACACTGGAGACGTTTATGACGGTTCTAATAAATATGGCTGGTGGGGTGATACCTATCCTGTTGAGCAGGGGGACAAAATCGGCTCTAAGTTATGGCAACTCTTAAGACGTAAACTGACTGATGATGTTATAGCAGAGGTTGAAGAGCTTTCGAGAGACTCACTTCAGTGGATGATAGATGACGGTATCTGCTCAAATGTAGATGTATCTGTAGAGCGTTCTGAAATTAACAGAGTGAATATCAGTGTTGTATTAACAGTTGACGGTAAACAGACAAGTTATAAGTTTAAAGAGGTATAAATGAATAATTTAAGGCCAAAATTGAGTGACATCATCACAAGAATTGAGAATGATGCAAAATCACGCTTAACTTCAGAAGAATTAAGACGCTCTGACTTATCTGTTTTTATCCGTGTCATTGCTGGTGTGTCTCATTCAATTTATGCTGCACTTGATTATTACAAAAATCAGCTGTTTTCCGATTCAGCTGAAACGGCTTATCTTGAAAGGCGAGCTTCTATTTTCAATCTGACTAGAAAAACAGCAACGAAAGCAATGGGAGAAGTTAAGTTTAACTATTATAACGACGTTGTGGATGTCCCTGTAGGCACCCTGTTGCAGTCTCAGTCTGGTATACAGTATCAAACCACTTCGAGCCCAAATTCAGAAGGAATTACTTCGGTAAAAGCAATTCTATCTGGTAAAGCTTATAACCTTAACAAAGGCAATACACTTGATCTTGTCAATTCATTAAAAGGTGTTGCCAATGCGATAGTACATTCAGATATTGCTGGCGGAATAGATGCAGAGACAGATGATGAGTTAAGACAACGCATTCTTTTTCGTACTCAGGAACCACCAAGACAGGGAACCAAAGCTGATTATATTGCCTGGGCAAAAGAAGTTACAGGAATTGGTTTTGCGTGGTGTTTTCCTAAAGAGTTAGGTGTTGGAACTGTTACAGTAAGATTCTTATGTAATGATTATTCAATGCCAGACACTGCGCTTATAAATAAAGTTCAGAAACATCTTGAAAGTAAAGCTTCAGTTTTAGCTGCTATCTATGCTGTAGCGCCTGTAGAGCAGAAAATTAATTTCAAATTAAAAATAACTCCTTCAACGCTGGCTGTTAGAAACGCCGCCGCAGAAGCTATCCATAATCTTTTTAAATCTGAAGCTGAGCCCGGTGGCACTATATATCTGTCTCATATTCATCTCGCCTTATCATCCGTAGCTGATGAGATTGATCACACAATTATTGAGCCAGCAACAGATGTGGTTGCTCAGTCTAATTCTTATCTGCCTACCGTGGGAGATATAACATGGGAAGAGTAAGTTTCACAACTGATAACTATTATTCTGCAATGAAGAAACTGCTACCAAAAGGCCCTGCCTGGGAACTTGAAGACAACACTTTCTTCATGAAGATGTTATATCTTGCTGCTCTTGAATTTGCACGGCTTGATGCTGACATTTCTAAAATGATTGATGAATCTGATCCCCAGTCAGCCTCAATAACTCTTTTAGACTGGTTTCATCAATGGGGTATTCCTGAAGAATGTCGATCAGAAGATGATGATCTCGAGGTTTTAAGAACAGAACTGTTAATTAAAATCAGAACGTTAGGCCTTACATTTCAAGAGCTTGTTTATCTGATAGGGCAGTCATGCGGTTATTCAGAAACGAAAATAGATGCTAAACGTGTTTTTACTGTTGCATCAACTGCTGATGACGCCCTTTATTCAGAAATATGGTCTAACTGGTTCTATACAATTAACGTCGAGAAAGTTAATTCCATTCCCTTTAAAACCACTTCAAGAGTATCTGAACGTCTTCAGAAATGGGGAAATGAGCTATTTGAGTGTTTAGTTAAACACTATACACCGGCTCATACTTCAACAATTTTCACTTACGGTAAATAAGGAAAAATATATGTTTAACGGATATAAAAAAGACATTGCAGCTGCAGCACCAAAAATTGAAGAACTGCAGGAAGGATATCCAACAGAAGGAAGTCCTTCTCTTGGTATTCCTGCAACTCAGCCGGGTGCAGCATGGTTTCATATGATAACTACTGAGCTTCTTAATGCTATAAAAGAACTTGGAGTTACACCTGACAAGAATTCTCTCAATCAACTTGCAACAGCTATCTTAACTTTAAAATTTCCAACAGGAACAGCATTTGAATATTTAAGAGATAAAAATTATTCAAAAAATGACATTGTCTTTACCGACGAACGTCTATATCTCTGTATGGCAAATAACGGTCCTGCCTCATCAGTTGTTAAGCCAGGTACTAACGATTCTGTCTGGCAAAAAATTCCTCTTAAACAGGATGTTTTAGCTTTAGTTCCAGATGCCACAACTAGCGTAAAAGGTATTGTTCAGCTAAGTGACAATATTACAGCAGATGCTTCAAGCATTACCAAGGCTGTAACTCCACACGCAATTGTTCAGCAGAATTATGCTAAATCTATCAACGGCGTTAAGCCAGATACATCCGGTAATGTATCCATAACGCGTGTAAATTCGGCCGCATCAGCAGATACAGCAAAATCTGCAACAAAGGCAACTAATGCAGACAAGGCTACTCATGCAAGTACAGCTGACAGTGCAACAAAGGCAACTCAAGACGATGCAGGACAACAGATCAATTCTACTTACATTAAGTCTTTATCTGTAAATGGGAGAACGATTACTTATACGAAAGGCAATGGCTCTACAGGTACTATCACTACACAGGACACTAATACCACTTATTCAAAACTAAGTCAGTTTACTAATGATAGCGGTTATATTACTGACGGTCACAATTTTTCCAGTGGTGTCACCGTGAATGGGTACAAGATCACAGTAGGATAGCTAATATGGCAACAATTAAAATCAATTATGGTGGCACTACCTATTCAATGATTAAAACATCATCAAAGATAACATCTCCCAGCGTTGCTGTTGATGGAGGATGGATTCCATGCTTTAAAGGTAATAGGTTCGCTGAAGTTAAGAGCGGTGACAGAATTTATACATTGTCACCTATTATGGTTAATGGCTATCGTATGGCTTGTGGAAGTAGAATAGCTTTTAATGGTACTGTTTATGTACATATTCCTTATAGACTTACATATATAGGAAGTGCTTCTGGTTCGTCATGGAAATTTGAACTTCTCCCTATAAGAACAGCTTCTACAAATGTAACTGGTTATTCATGTATTCTGAGTAATGTTATTTGGGCAATTCGTGAGATGAACCCAATAGGTTCATTTAGTAGTGGTTATCCTTCTAACGCATCAATAACACAAAACCTTACAGCAAATTATACAGTATTTGATTCAAGTCATAATGCTGTTAAAACGGGTGCTATTACTAATAAACTAATTACTATAGACCCTGTAGGAAAGACACCAGGCGAATATGAAGAGAAAATTGCAATATAGGTAATTATATATGGACATTATTTATAAATCAGTTTCTTATTTTGGACAAAAACGAGAGAATTTACACTTTATTGATTTATCTGTTGATGGCAAGAACTACGGAAACTTAATCATAGCAATTAATACAGAATTAGGCGCAAAATTAAATAACTACTGCTTAGATAAAGAACAGGCGATTAAAGTTGAAGATACAGGTGAAGATCTAACTTTAATTGCTGTAGATGGTGATTCTTTACTTTTAAGTATTAAGGATGCTGTATATGTGTACTTTGATACTGTAGCCCAGCAAAAGGAATTTACAGGATACTTAGACTGTTTGGCATCTGCGAACTCAAACGATGAGAACAAAGTCAGTTATTCTCTGATATTTAGCTCATGGATTGATGAGAACTTAGCAATCTTTAATCAGATTTGTGAAGACTACAAAAATGAAAAGATTGACAATCTATCCATTGATTATGTAACAGAAAATTTTACAGATATAAACTGGGATGCCAAAGTAGATAGCAAATTATCTATATTAGAAAATGCTGTGTCTGACTTAGGTGGTGTTATATCAGACATGAATACAGATGACACTACAACCGAAGATGCGATCGCAGAACTAGGATCAATGATTTCAGATATTTATGCTCAATTAGAGGAGTTAAAAAAGAATGGTTAAATTTTATTTAATGCGTATCAATCGTGGAATTATGACTATTGACGAAGTGCCATCTTTATGGCGTGAAAAGGTAAAAACACTTTTAAAGGAGGCTGAGAAGAAAAAATAATGTACACAAGATTACACGAAGTAAACGGTATTGTAGGTGAAGGTGTTAAGTTTGAACGCATCAGACGTGTCACTGGTTATCTTGTTGGCACCCTGGACAGGTTCAATGATGCCAAAAAGGCCGAGGTTCGTGACAGAGTAAAGCACATGCATGCGTAAAAAATAGCCCTCAAGATGGGGGCTATTTGTTACCAACCTTACAAAAATCATAACAGCAAATCTGCGCCACCTTTTAAGCACAACTCTACATAATCGCACCAGCGCTGCATAGCATTCCTTCGTAACTCCAAAAAGTCCGTTCTGTTATATGCAAGCTCAACACTAGTACCAACACGATGAGCAAGACACATCTCTGCTATATCATGGTCAATTCTCTCTTCAGCCATCCATGTACGTCCGATACTTCGTATACCGTGTGGCACCAGCACACCCTTCATACCGTGACGGCGAAAGAAATTTTCTTGTGCTGCTGTACCTATATGGGCCCCCGGCCTGTCTGGAGAAGTTAAAACGTACTGGCCAAAGCGTGGACGGTTCTCAAGTATCTTCTGCAGTTGTGTACTGATTGGTACAACGTGCATACGCTTCATCTTCATAACGTCAGCCGGTATGGATATGCACTGATTTTTCATATCAATCCACTGCCATTCTAGGGCACAGTATTCACCTGGACGTAATAGGGTATAAAAGCCTATCATAATTGCATCCCAAGTAGTTGGTGCCTTGATTGCTTCAAGCCTCAGCTTAGGCAGTATCTCAGACAAATGCGATGGGTGTACACTTGGTCTGTTATTAAGCTTAGTGGAAGGTCGGGCAAATACTTTATGTATACCTTGAAAGCGCATTGCCTCGATACGACCAGAGTTAATGGCAAACATCTCAACTTCTTTGATATAGCCACAGATGCGCTTAATTGTTTCGAGCTTGTCACGGCTCTCAAGCTCATCTTTGAGTATCTTAATTATCTGAGGAGGAGTAATCACGCTGAAGGGTAACTTGCCGACTTTAGGCAGTATATACTTCTGCATACGCTCATCTATGTCCTGCCAGTTTTTTATGATCTGTCTTTTCAGGTCAAGCCAATCAGCATAAATTCCCTCGAATGTATCATCAACAGTGGTTTTTGATATATTAGTAAGCTGAGCAAGTGCATTTCGTGCATCAGCTAAGCTCATAGCCGGATAATCGCCAAGCTGGCGTGTGATACGTTTACCGTTGACAGACTTGTTTATTCTCCACGTCATGCGCCCATTAGGCGATATACGTATAACCAGGCCATTCTTATCAGTGACCTCGTAGCGCTTGTCTTTTGGCTTTAAAGCGCGCAAAGCTAGTGGTGACAGCATGGGTGTAAAGTTCTCCATGTGGGTGTGTAATTCTCTACACCCATCATACACCCTTGAGGTTTATTAGTTAATATATCACTCATATATCACTGATATATCAATTCAATAACTAGCGATTTTTAAAGAAAATTTTTATTGAAAAAAGAGGATATTTATAAGAGGTTAGAATGGTCATGGCGGTGAGAACGGGATTCGAACCCGTGATACGCGTTAACGTATACACGCTTTCCAGGCGTGCTCCTTCAGCCACTCGGACATCTCACCAAAATTGACCGTATAATTTTACAGTATTATTAAGATATTGCAACTTTATATTGAATAAAAATGAAATCTATATCTTAAAAGTACAACACCTGCTCTTACAACATCGCAAGATAGTAATTCTAGAGATTGACCATCGCAAGGTTTTTCTCCTTCCTTACCTTCATACTCAAAGATTGATTTAACGCCACTCAATCCATCTATGCCAGGGTAGAGCACAAGATAAAGTTCATCGATAAGACCTAGCTTTAAGAAAGATCCGTTTAAGATACCGCCTCCACATAGGAGAACATTCTTTATACCAAAATCAGAGTATAAACTTTTAAGCGCTTTTTTGATGTCATGACCATCTTTTCCTGCAAAGGTAAAAGAGATCTCCTTTTTTCTTAAAAACTCAAGATACTCTTCACTTGTGGTGTCTTCTCCTAAGACAACAAGCAGGGTACTACCCCAGATTTCGTTGTTCTCATAGGCTATAGATCCTTTTGAGTCAAACACTGCTGTCATTTCTGCGTTTTCTCTAATACCTAAAAATGGTTTAGGATCTTTAATCTTAGTGTGAGTGTCTGATTTAAAAGGAATACTGCAATGGTGATGTAAAATTGTTTCTTTTCCTAGAATTGATAATTCAGGATTTAATTTAGCTTTAGTCTCATAATATACATCAGGTTCACCTTCGCCATTGCTGTCATATAAAACAGACCATCTAGATTCGTCTAAGCGACCGTCGATAGAACTTTCCATGAGGCAAGTTACTTTTTGCTGTGTCATGTCCATAATAAATCCTCAATTCGTATTTATTACATTATAAATCACCTAAGTACTAGATAAAGAATGCCTTAACGTCTAATCAAAATTTCTTTCTAATTCAGTTAGTAGACTACAAATTTGACAAATTATTTGTTGACAATATTACATCTCCTTAATATAATGCACTCCGTTCGGTGATTAGCGTAGCCCGGTAGCGCATCTGGTTTGGGACCAGAGGGTCGTAGGTTCGAACCCTACATCACCGACCATCTTAATTTCCTTCC